GGCTTGTCGACCTGATGCACGCGGAGCTAGGCGAGGGCGAGAAGAGCCCCGCCGAGATCCTGGCGGACATCGTTCGCATGGTGTCGCGGTGAAGCACGGGACTGCGTGTCTCGTCTGGCTCCACGGCCGCGCGCCTGTGACCGGCGTATTCCTCGCCCCGCAATGGATCGCCGGCCAACGCTGCGCGACCGTCTCCGTGGACGGCGAGCACATGAACTTCGCCGCCGAGATCGTGACCGACTGCGGCGGGCTGTTCGATGCGCTTGAGCGAGGGTCGCTGCCGTCGATCGACGTGGGGACGGCATGAGCGTGAACGTCGGCCCTCTCGCGCTGCGCCTCGCGCTGCCGCCGAGCGTCAACAACTTGTTCCTCAACGTGCAGGGCAGGGGCCGCGTAAAGACCGCGAAATATCGCGGCTGGTGCAACGACGCTATCCGCTCGATCTGGGCGCAGACAACGCCGCCGCGCGAGATCGCGCCGCCGTACCGGATCACTATCGACATGCCCGCGAAGATGCGCGGAGACATCGACGGACGGCTTAAGGCCGCAATCGATGCGCTGGTCGTGAGCAGGGTCCTAACCGACGACCGGCATGTCATGACGCTGATCGCGCGCCGCGTGCTCGACGCCAAGGACATCTGCCGAATCACCGTGGAGACGGAGCGATGAGCGAACGCTGGAGCCGGCGGCGCGCTTATGCCGCGTGGGCAGTCGCGGCCCTGCTCGAGTGGGGCGTCTTGATTCTGGCCGCGAACCTTTAACGGGAGGACGAGATGGGATCGATCAACTACCTCGACACGAGCCGCGACGCCTGGGACGCCTGGCGCGGCATGCCGTCCGATAGCGCGGACAGGAAGATTCTCGACGCGCTTGAATCTCACGGCCGGCTCATGTGCTGGCAGATCGAGGAAGCGACTGGCTTGTCGCATCAGACCGCGAGCGGGAACCTCCGTCACCTCGTGGAGCGCGGGATTGTCGTCCGCTGCGACGAGCGCGGGAAGACGCCGAGCGGTCGCCCCGCGTACTTCTGGCGCGTCCGCTGGGCCGCTGACGCCGCGGTGGCAGCATGACCACGACGAAGGCGACGCAAGCCGTGTCTCAGCGGCTCTACGAGATCATCGCGGCGCGCAAGGGCGTCACGATCACGCAGCTCGTCCTTCTCGCCGGGCATCCGCGCGGAGCCGTGCGCTCGTCTGTCGGCTGGATGCGGACCCGCGGGCTCGTCAAGCCCGGCGGCTACGTGCAGACCGGGAAGCGCGCCGGGTGCGTCGCCGCCTTGTGGATCGCGGCCGAGCCGGACGAGGAGTTCTCGACAGGCCCCATGATCCGCGAGCGCGAGTGGCACGAGGGCGCAGACGCCGCCGCGCGCTGGGCCGAACTCATGGCCGGGCGCCGCTACGAGGACGCGGAGAAGTCGCGGCCGGTCGTCGCGCCGCGCCGGTACTCGGCCGAGCCGATGAGCGGGATCGGATGTGCGGCGGCGATGTGTGCGGGGGCGGGGTGATGCAGTCTGACTACGCGACTTTTTTGGCGTCGAAGGCCGTCAGGGCGCCTGAAAGGGGCATGCAGGTCATCCCGGAGATTGGTGCGCACCTGTTCCCGTTCCAGCGCCATTGCGTCGAGCACACCTTGCGCGTCGGTGCGGGCGGCGTGTTCCTCGATACCGGGCTTGGCAAGACGCTTGTGCAGCTCGAGTGGTGCAAGCACGCGCTTGAGTCGAGCAACGGCCGCGCGCTTCTTCTGACGCCTCTCGCGGTCGCTCGACAGATCGAGCGCGAGGGACGGACGTGGAATTACCCGGTGCGGGTGATCCGAGATCAGACGGAGGCGGGCGAGGGGATCAACATTTGCAACTACGACCGCCTTGAGAAGCTGGACCCGGATGCGTTCGGGGCTGTCTCACTCGACGAGGCGTCGATTCTCAAGAGCTACACCGGCAAGACGACGCGCGCGCTGATCGAGGCGTTCCGCGGCCACCGCTTTAAGCTGGTCGCGACGGCCACGCCAGCCCCAAACGACCACATGGAGCTTGGACAGTATTGCGAGTTCCTGTCCGTGATGCCGTCGAACGAGATGCTGATGCGATGGTTCATCGCAGATCAGACGGAGATGGGCCGATATCGGCTAAAGGGCCACGCCGTCAACTCGTTCTGGGACTGGATGGCGTCATGGGCGCGCATGGCGCAATTGCCGAGCGATCTCGGCGACAGGGACGACGGCTTCATTCTGCCGCCAATGAACGTACATCGGCACCGCGCGCGCGACAGCAGGATCAGCGACGAACTGTCGGACATGTTTGGCGCCGTCGCCATGAACGCTACGAGCATGCACGATGTAAAGCGGCAGACATCCGATGCGCGCGCCGCCGTCGCCGCGTCTCTGGTGGCCGCCGAGAGCGGCGAGCCGTGGGTCCTGTGGTGCGACACCGACTATGAGGCCGATGCGATCACTTCGGCCGTGCCCGATGCGGTTGAGATCCGCGGCAGCATGACGATCGACGAGAAAGAAGACCGCCTGGCGGCGTTCGTGTCCGGTCAGGCGCGCGTCATTGTCGGCAAGCCGTCGATGCTCGGATACGGGCTCAACTGGCAGCACTGCGCCCGCATGGCGTTCGTCGGCCGATCGTACAGTTACGAGGCGTTTTATCAGGCCGTGCGCCGGTGCTGGCGGTTCGGGCAAAAGCGCCCCGTCGATGTGCACCTCGTCATTGCCGAGGGCGAGGCTGAGATCGGCCGAGTCATCGAGCGCAAGTCTGACGATCACCAGAAGATGAAGGCCGCCATGCGCGAGGCGATGGCCCGCGCTGCCGCAAAGGGCGCGCGCGTGCGCGTCGATTACAACCCGACACACGAGGGGAGGGTCCCGAGATGGCTAAAGTCCGCTGCCTGAATCAACACGACGGCGCCAACTTCACGGCGTACCACGGCGATTGCGTGGACGTGGTTCGGCAATTGCCGTCCAACAGCGTTGGCTTGTCCGTGTTCAGCCCGCCGTTTTCGGGGTTGTACATCTACAACGACAGCGCCGCCGACATGGGGAACAGCGCCACCGACGACGAGTTCCTGCGACACTACGAATATCTGGCGCGCGAACTGTGCCGGGTGACGATCCCCGGCCGCCTGTGCGCTGTCCACTGCAAGGATCTGGTCTACTACCGCACGCAGCGCGGCACCGCCGGCCTGCGCGACTTCCCTGGCGACCTGATCCGCACGCACATCGCGTGCGGATTCGATTTTCACTCGCGCATCACGATTTGGCGCTGCCCGGTGCGCGAGATGACGAAGACCAAGGCGCACGGGCTGCTCTACAAGCAACTCCGATCCGACTCATCGTTTTCGCGCCAGGGGCTGCCCGAATACTTCGTCGTTTTCCGCAAGTGGTGCAAGGAGGGCGACGAGCCAACGCCGATCACGCACACGCACGAGAGTTTCCCGCTCGATCAGTGGCAGCAGTACGCGTCCCCGGTGTGGATGGACACGCGCGAGACGGATGTTCTCAACGCCGACGCGGCTAGATCGGCGAACGATGAAAAGCACATCTGCCCGATGCCGCTCGACATCACGACTCGGGTCGTAAAGCTCTGGAGCAATCCTGGCGATGTCGTGCTGTCTCCATTCATGGGCATCGGCTCGGAAGGCGTTGTCGCCCTCAAACACGGCCGGCGGTTTGTCGGCGTGGAGCTGAAAGAGAGCTACTGGCGCCAGGCGTGCCGGTATCTCGTTGCCCAGGATTCCCAGGACGATCTGTTCTCGCGCGAGGTCGCGTGACCCTCCAGATTCACCACGACGCCACCACCGGCTCGTCGACGCTCCGCTGGCGCGTCTACGCCCCGGAGCAGCGCGACGTGCTGATCGGGTTCCTGCGCCCGAAGGGCAGGGGAGCGTACGCGTTCAAGGCGGCGCATCCGGCGCTCGAGCAGATCGACGGAGCGCAGTGGGGAGAGAACGTGCGCGACGAGATCGTTGCGCGGATGAAGGGGGCGACGTGAGCAAGTTCGGTCGCCACCTCACGTACGAGATCACGCTGGATCGGTCCGCTCATCCGGCGCGAGCTGCCGCGCGGCTGACGTGCGCGAAGTGCGGGGCGCACGAATGCGTCACGATCAAGCACGGCAACGACAACCCGGAACTGATCGCAAAGCTGTTCACAGCGCGCGGTTGGTCCGCCTCGCCCTGGCGGCATTCGGACTGCGTGTGCCCCGCTTGCGTGACGGCGCGGCCGAAAAACGACCCCGAAAGCAAGATCCGAAACCTGAAGGTTGTCCCCATGAAAGAGTCTCCGAAGCCGTCCGACATCATCGCCGAGACGCGCGACGCGACGCCGCAGGAGAAGGCGGCGATCCGGCGTCGACTGGACGAGGTCTTCGATGACGCCGCCGGCATGTATCTGGACGGGCAGTCCGACCAATCGATCGGCGCGGCGCTCAACATCCCGTGGAGCCTGGTGCGACGGGTGCGCGAGGCCGCCTATGGCCCGATCCGCAGCGATCCGCAGCTCGAGAAGGCGCGCGCAGACTTCCGCGCGCTGTCCGATGACGTGGCCGCGATCAAGGTCAGGGTCGACAAGGCGTTGTCGGACCTCGGCGCGGCGTTCAAGCGGCTGGGGATGTAGTGACCGCCATCGCCCTCCCGAACCCGCCGGCCGAGCCGCTGGTCGTCCTCGACCTCGAGCAGCAGGTCCTTGGCGGCCTGCTCGCGAACCCGCGCGCGATCGAGCGGGTCGAAGCGTTCCTCAAGCCGGAGCACTTCGCCGACCCGCGCCACGCGGCGATCTTCCAGGCGATCGCCGATATGCGCGCCGCCGGCCTGCCGGCTACCCCGGTGACGCTCGCCGCCCAGGCCCAGGCCGACGCCTCGATCGCCAAGATCGGCGGCGTCGAGTACCTGCGACGGATCGTGACCAGCGTCGCGGCGGTCGCGAACACTGAGGACTATGCCCGCGTCGTGCTCGACCTGGCCGTCCGCCGCCGCGCGCTCGCCGTGCTCGAGGACGCCGGTGCACGACTGCGGCAGGGCGTGGTGTCGGACATGGCCGCGCACGCGCTCGCCGAGGCGGCGACGCAGCTCGACGAGCTCGCCGCCGTCGGCACCGTGCCCGCCACGGTCGGGATCGGCGCTGCCGCAATCGACGCGATCCAGGCGGCCGACGATATCGCGACGCACGGCGTCGTGCCGCAGATCGTGCCGACGGGGTTTCGAGACATCGACGAGATCATCGATGGGTTCGACAAGGGCGCGATGATCGTGATCGGCGCTCGCCCGAGCCAAGGGAAGACTGCCGTCGCGCAGTGGATGGCGTTCAATGCCGCCAAGGCGGGGTACGGCGTCGTCATCTTTTCGATCGAGATGACGAAGGAGCGCCTGGTCGAGCGCTGGCTGTCCGGCCTGACCGGGATCCCGGCGAACCTGATCAAGACGGGCCGCGTGTCGCAGTCCGACCTCGAGCGCCTGACCGCGGCCTACGCCGAGCACCTGCGCGACCTTCCGATCACGATCGACCTGTCGCCGCGGCCCTGCATGGCCGACATCGTCGCCACGGTGCGCAAGCTCCGGCGCGACAAGCGCAAGGTCGATCTGATCGTGATCGACTACCTCGGCTTGATGAAGCCGAACGATCGCCACAAGAACCTCTTTGAAGCGACGACGGCGATCTCGGGCGAGATCAAGGAGGCGGCGAAGGCGCTGCAGTTGCCGATCGTTGTGCTGTCGCAGCTCTCGCGCGCGAACGAGTCACGCGACGACAAGCGGCCGACGCTTGCCGATCTGCGGATGTCGGGCGCGATCGAGCAGGACGCCGACATCGTCATGTTCCTTCACCGCGAGCATTACTACCTGGCGCGACAGGAGCCGCGGCAGCGCGGGGATGAGGACGACGCCGCGTTCGTCCTGCGCAAAGGCTCCTGGGACGATGACTGCGCCCGCGCCAAGGGCAAAGCCGAGATCAACGTCGCCAAGAATCGCAACGGGCCAATTGGCATGGTTGATCTGGCCTTCACCGATCACACGACGCGGTTCACCAGCCTCCCGAGGACCCCATGACAGACCCGAACGCCACGCTCCCAGAGCCGCTGACGCCGGCCGACTGCGACCTGCGCGACTTCCCATACATGCCGCTCGACGTGGTCAGGCTCCGCGATAGCGACCTCGCCGGCCACGAGAACGCGGAGGTGTTCCGCACCGCCGTCATCTCGTGGTGCATCGCATGGCACCAGCTCCCCGCCGCGTCCCTACCGGACGACGACGCCAAGCTCGCACGCCTGTTCAGCTATGGCCGCGACATCGAGGGATGGCGCAGCATCCGCGAAGCCGGCGGCCTCTACGGCTGGATCAGGTGCAGCGACGGGCGGCTTTATCACCCCATCGTCGCGGAGAAGGCAGTCGAAGCATGGGCCGTCGCAAAGAAGAACAAGGGTCGCACCGCCGCAGCCAGGAAGGCACGTATCGAAAAGGCAGCCCTGGACCGCGACGGTCAACGTGGGACGGATACGTACGTTAAACGTGGCGTCGACCGTGGCGTC